AGATGGAGAGAACCGTACACTGGAGAACCTCACTGCCACGCAGGCGTTCCTAGAGCAGCAGGTTCTCAAGACCAACTACAAGGTATTCCTCGCCAGCGCCATTTTCGGCCAGCAGAATTCTATCGAATTTGTAAACGCTACACCCGAGGATAAGAGGACCATCATCAAGAACTTTTTGAATCTAGACCATGTGTTCAACATGAGAGATTCAGTTAAGTATCTCAAGTCTGAATACTCAGGTAAGGTCAAGGCATGTGACACTGCAATAGCAGAACATGAATCTTATATTAAGAAGTTCGATAAGCAACTTGCATATCTTAAAGAACTACAGCAAGAGATTGAAAAATCCAAGCTATCTCTAGCTCTAGATTTAGATTTTGAGGAGATCATTCAAGTTGAGAGTGAAAAAGAGCGTAATTCTTGGGAGATTGTGAGACATAATCGAGATGTCGAAGCACTAGATAACAGACTAAAAGATATAACAAAAAAGTTAGACAACCCCAATGAAGTATCCAAGTGCAATACATGTGGGCAACCCATTCAAGGTGAATCTCACCCGAAATACCTTATGTCCACTTTTAGACAGATCCAACAGGAGATCAGACAGAAGGAAGAGGAGGTCGCAGAGCTTGAGAAGCTCAACTCCCTTATCTCTATCCCAGTCTCCTCAAAAGATTACGGTAAGGTTATGGAATACCGTAACCTGCTCAAAGAAGAGGAAACTTACAAGAGTCTGAAAGCTGACACGCTTGAGAAGATTCAACAAGCGCATACAGAGAAGCAGCAAGCATCGTCCAGCTATGAGGTGATGCGTTTCTGGGAGAAGGCATTCTCTGAGGCAGGGCTGGTAAAGTATATCATCCGCAATGTACTGAACCATTTCAATGGTAAGGTCAACTTCTACCTCTCTCACCTTACACAAGGTAAGTTCACCGTTCAGTTTGATGAAGAACTCAGGGAGACTATCACCACTAAGAAGAAGAACATTCATTATATGTCTCTGTCTGGTGGGGAGAAGAAGAAAATAAGTCTAGCTGTCATGCTTGGGCTACAGGAGTTATTACTACTATCAAACCCAGATGAAAGTAACTTGATGTTTTTCGATGAAGTTGCTGAGAATTTAGATCAAGATGGTCTCGACGGACTCTACATACTACTATCAGAGCTAAAGAAAACCAAGACTTTATTTATAATCACACACAATAATTATCTCAAATCGCTGCTTGATAACGCCAAGCCGCTGACTATAACAAAGTATCGAGGTATTTCTACTCTAAAGGACAAATAATATGACAATTGCAAAATTAGAAGGACTGGGCCATGAGATTTTCATGAGCCGTTATGCTTACCCAGGTGAGACTGAATGGCGAGAGCGTGCCAAGGTTATCGCTAAGACCATGGCTTCTGCCGAGAACGACGATGAGAAGGAGCGCGTAGAGAAATGGTTCTACGAGGCTATCTCCTCAGGGGACTTCATCCCTGGTGGTCGTATCATCTTTGGCTCTGGTCGTAACCGAGGTCGTCACAACCTTCTAAACTGTTATGTTATTATCCCTGAGGATAATGTAGACTCCATCGGTAAGACCGTAATGGATATGTACCGTATCTCCTGCGCTGGTGGGGGTGTTGGTTTCAATGTGTCGAAGATTCGCCCCAAGGGAGATGATATCGGCAGCGTCAAGAACAGTGCCCCTGGCTCTGTTTCCGTTCTTAAAATGATTAATGAGGTAGGCGAGCATGTCAGAGCAGGGAAGAACCGTCGCACGGCTCTTATGGGCATACTTAATGTCACTCACCCTGATCTACTTGAGTTTCTGCATGTGAAACTTGATCAAGGTCAGCTAAACAACTTCAACATCTCTGTTGCGATCACTGATCGTTTCCTTGAGGCTGTTGAGCTTGGTGAGGATTGGCACTTCACTTTCAACAACAAAGAGTATCACTCTTACGATGTGATTCGTACTAGCTACGATGAGCAGCAGCAGCCCGAGAACACTGAGTTCATTCGTGTTATTGCTCTGAGTGAGGAGGACGCTATGGAGCGTGCCCAGAACTTCCACAAGGTTAAGTGGACTGATACCTTCGAGATGGTTGGACGCAAAGATATTAAAGCCAAGCACCTGTGGGATCTGATTTGGAAAAATTCCGTAGAATCTGGGGATCCAGGCATATATAATATAGACCTCGCTAATCGTTATACAAATGTTTCGTACTTTGAGAGCCTCGATTCGACAAACCCCTGTGGGGAGATCTCTTTGCCGTCCTATGGCAATTGCTGTCTGGGGAATATTAATCTATCTAATATGGTCCTTGATGATGGGTCTGACCTCGATTGGAAACGACTTGCAAAAAATGTGCGAACAGGTATAAGGTTCCTCGATAATGTTCTTACGGTCAATACTTTCCCCACAGAAGAATGTAGACAAGTTGGCGAGCGATCCCGCAGAATCGGGCTGGGTGTTACAGGACTACACTACATGCTCATCAAACTCGGTATTGTCTATGGCAGCGAGAAGTGTCTGGAACTGCTGGAGCGATTGTTCTCCACCATTCGTGATGAGGCATACAAGCAGTCCATTTACCTTGCTAGAGACAAGCAACCATTCCCCGAGTTCAACTATAAGAAATACCTAAATGAAGAATTCGCTAAGACTCTACCTGCACGAATCCGAATGCTTGTTAAGAGACATGGAATTAGAAACGCAGTCATGCTCACCATCCCTCCTTGCGGAACTATTTCAATGCTGCATGGAGTATCTAGTGGAATCGAACCCATCTTCTCAGCGATGTACAACCGTCGTTACCGACAGGCTAATGTCTGGAAGGAGCAGCTAGTTGTCGATCCACTATTCCAACAATACTTCGATGAAGGTAAGTCGCTGGATGCATTCGTCGGAGCCTACGATGTCGCCCCTGAGGACCACATCAAGGTTCAAGCAACCGTCCAGAAGTATATCGACTCTTGCATATCGAAGACGATCAATCTGCCAGGAACCTCTACTCCAGAAGAATTCTCCCAGGCAGCATTGGATTACGCTGGCTATCTCAAAGGTCTTACAGTTTACCGAGCGGGTTCTAAAGGTAATGAGCCCCTTCAAGCAATTGCACTGACAGATGAAAACATTCAACAATACATGCACAAACAAACCGAAACTGGACTCCAATCAGGAGATGCCTGCTCCCTTACAGGCGGAGAGTGTTGATTGGGATCCCCTACCCTGGGAAGATGATCCTTATTGGGAAGAATAATTATGGCTTACTACGAATGGGTATGTAAAGATTGCAAACTCATTTGGGAACGCGAGTACGATATGGGAAAAGCTCCTGATCGTACTCGCTGTCCTGAATGCAGCAAACTATCGGAGAGGCACTTCGATGGCAGCATCAATGTTAGCTGGGGTGATGATATGGATTTCCATACTCACAGATCCAGAGTGAAAAAGGTACAGGAAAAGGGGTGGGATAAGACCGCTGCTGATCGCTGGCTAAAGAATCGTATCGAGGACCACAAGAAGTCTAGCACTGACGAGAGCTTCCGATACAAAGCAGCTAATATTAACTGGGGCAAGATGGCTCAGGATGGTCTAGCGCGTGAGGTTACAGGTGAGGAGAAAACAAAAGTCCTGAATGAGAGAAAGAAACTGACGGAGGACGCCTATAATAGAGCAAACAAGATGGGCTACCGTCAGGCCGATGGTAGCAACCTTGACATTACAAAACCCCGTAAGCAAAGTTGACCAATGGCATACGATTTTTCAGAAAACATTCAACGCAGTATCCTTTACCTACTCAAGTCCAATCGGGACTTCTACCTCCAGATCGTGAATCTGGTCCAGCCCGATTACTTCGAGTTCCCTAGCCACTCCAAGCTGTTCACCACTGTTCGTGAGCACTACGAGAAGTATGGCAAGCTTCCTAACGACGAGTTTATCCTACAGGATATTAAGGGGAAGCTGAACGCAAAGGAGCATGTGTCCGACTACGAAGATGAACTCCTCTATATCAACAACCTTGATCTTTCAGCTACTTCTAACCCTGAGTATATGCTGGATCTTGTCGAAAAGTTCGCCAAGAAGGAGGCTATGAAGTCCGCTATCGCCCAGAGCATCGGACTCATCAAGGAAGATCGTGTGGAGGAGGTCGAAGCCCTCGTCAAGAAGGCACTCCTCATCAACCGTGATATTGACACGGGACAAATTTACTTTAATTCTTTGAAGGAGCGTTGGGAGCGCCTCTTTAATAAGAAAGAAGAGAACAAGTACAAGACTTTCCTCCCTGGCATCAACAAGTCCCTCGAAGGAGGCTTGGGGTGTAAAGAACTGGCTATGGTCGTTGCTCCTCCTGGCGTGGGTAAGTCCCTGTTTTTGGTCAACCAGGGTGTTCACTCGTTGATGGAGGGTAGGAAGGTCTTGTACATTTCACTTGAGATGAGCGAAGATAAGATCGCACAGCGTTTCGACTCTGTGATGACCCTTATCCCTCAGTTCAAGCTCAAGGATCCTACCTCTCAACTGAGTGTGAAGGAGCGCCTTGAATTGTTCCAGCAGGAGTTCTCTGGTCAGCTTGTGATCAAAGAGTTCCCTACGGGACAAGCCTCTATCAACACGATCAGAAACCTTATGGTTCAGCTACAGAACTATGAGGACTTCACTCCTGATCTACTGGTCGTGGACTACCTTGAACTTATGCGCCCTACCCGTGATGTGCAGCAGGAGTATCATGCACAGCAGCGTGTAGCAGAAGAGTTGCGCGGCCTGGGCATGGAATATGGTATGCTCATCTGGACCGCCACTCAGACGAACAGGCAGGGTCGCATGGTCAAGGTCATTACAGACGCAGAGCTAGGGGATTCTTATGGTAAGATCCGTACCTGCGACTTTGCTATGTCTCTCAACCAAACTGAGGAAGAGTTTGACATGGGTAAGATGCGAGGCTATGTTATTAAGTCTCGTAACGGACGGCCAAGGTTCACAGTTCCTATTCAGATCGACTACGGAACTCTCCGCATGGCTGAGGGGGAAGCCTTTGATGAATGAATTTTGCAAGAAGCTTAAAGCAGCGAATGTCACTAGTGTAAATGCTGGGTATCGAACTTATAGCCTACATATAAAGAAGGGTTTGCGTCAAGACTCCGACAAGCTGTATGGTTTAACCGAGTTCGATGATGGGAAGATTTCACTAGAAGAAAACATGGATTACGAGACAGCGCGTGAGACTATGCTTCACGAACTGACTCACATAGTTCTTGAACTAGGAGGACTAGGTGGATCCGAGATTGATGATAGTGTTATCCCTATGAAGAATGAGGAGATGACCACACTTATCTCTAGAGGATTATTGATGCTCATGAACCTTAACCCCAAGCTGTTCGAGATTATCAATGAGCCTTACCAACAGAATCCCTAAGTCCCCACTGACCAAAGTTTCAGTAAACATTCGTGGGGTCTGGAAGTTTGTACCTACTCCTATCCCTCAGAGTGCGGTCTTTACTACTGAGAATTTCACACTGCATCAGACAAAGTTCGAGTTCGGACTGGTTTCTGCAAAGCAGAGTGACCCAACTAAGCTGGCAAAGTTAGGGTCTAAGACCGACCTTCTTGTAGTATACAAAGATCTTACTCTGGGCATCATGCCTAGGGCAAAGTATAAGAGGCTGTACGAGCGACAGAATGTAGTCCAACAAACACAGGCTGTCTCCAGCAAGAGCAAGTCCAGAGATAAAAAATTAGAAGAACAAGGACAAAAACTGGTGCCGCTACGCTCTAATACTGTAGTCACTCCTCGCGCCACTAAGCTGGAGAGGCCAAGATACAACCCTAAAGATGAGCGTGGCTCACGATACTAATGAACACTCTAACTGAAGCACTTGACGATTTTACCTGGGATAACTATAAAGACATCAGCGATGGTGTTGTTAAGTTTGATGACAACAACATTGATGGTGAGATGATGCGCCAAGCATCTATGTACTCTTACTACCACGGGCTTATGTCCCTGGCTAAGAAGGGCATCAACGATCAACAAACTGATCTCGCTAGGTTTGCTGGTGAGCTTCGTAAATCCATCAAGGATGAGAGCCGCACCAAGATGACCGCCAAGGATCTTGACGATGCTGTTATGTCTAGCCCTGAATACTTTCAGCGCATGAACAGCATGAACGAGATGAACTTTAAATTTGAACTTCTCAAAGGACTTGTCCGAGCCCTTGAGCAAAAGAAGGACATGCTACAACAAGTCTCGGCAAATCGCAGAGAAGAGACTAAACTTTACAAGTGATACTACTATCATAACTTACTACTACAAGGAAACTAACTATGGCTATTGATCTCGAAGCACTTCGTCGCAAGCACGAACAACTTACTAACCCTCAAGCTGGAGGCAACTCCGACTTCGTTAACAACTTCTACCAAATCCCCGAAGGCAGCAACGCTGTGCGTATCCTGCCTTGGAAGGATGAGGATAAGGAGTTCTACGCAGAGACTAAGATCCACCGTATCCCTCAGCCTGATGGCACGGTGAAGAATGTCCACTGCCGCAAGGTTCATGGGGAGCAGTGCCCCCTGTGTGATCTCTACTACAGTCTGTGGAAGACTGGTCGCAAGGAGGACGAGGATCTTGCTCGACAGATCAAGCCTCGCGCTCGTTACTACATGAACATTCTGGATCGTGAGTCTGGTGACATCAAGATCCTGTCTGTTGGCGTGATTCTCTTCAAGAAGATTATCGCTGCCATGCTCGATGAGGACTTCGGTGATATCACCGACACTGAGAAGGGACACGATTTCAAGATCGTGAAGGAGATGGACGGGCAGTGGCCTAAGTACGACCAGTCTGCCCCTCGTCCCAAGTCTTCCCCTATGGGCAGCAAGGCTGAGGTCGCTGCTGCTATTGATTCTCTCCATGATATTCACGCCCTCGTAAAACTTGAAGAATATGAGGAAGTAAAGAACATGGCGGGTGCTCTTGTGGGACTAGATATCCCTGATGAGCCTTCTCCCCAGAACGAGGAGGTCTCCGACAACGAATACCTTAAGAAGCTACAATCATGAATAAGTTTATTGCATCAATCGCACTCGCTGCTCCTCTAGCTCTCGGCTCCTGTGCTGCTCTGGAAGAGTTCCTAGGTGAGGGTACTGTGTTTACCACCGCTGACCAACTACAAGAGGGCCAACAGGGTGCTGTCATTCCTTGGGATCAACTTCCTGATGAGATCAAGGCAAAGGTTCCCGAGGGAACTACTGTGGTCATGGCTGGTAAGGAGCAACTAATCGCTGATGCTGCTTACATTCCCGCCAGCCCTGGTGCAGAAGATGTTGGGGCCATCATTGACGCTGGCTTCGGTATCGCAAGCACCTTCCTCCCTGGTCTTGCTGCATGGGAGG